GCCTGATAGCGACGGACAGGCCGACGACGAGGACGAGAACGACCACGAGGATGGTCGCCTGCCCATTCAGCGCCACAAATACCATTCACGCGGAATCGGTCAGTAGCGCCCAAACCGGACACACGCCTTCCGGGCAACGCCTATACTCGCCCCTCGTCCGACCTGCGGAACCGCCCCAATAGGGACATTCACATGAGCCGAAGCAAGAAGGCGAGGCACCTGGACGAAGCGCTCGCCCTCCGCCGCGAAGGGCTGAGTGCAGAGCAGATCGCGGCCGCCCTCCCCGTGTCGGCCAGCACCGTGCGGCGGTGGTTGCGGGCCGAGAGGCAGGCGCCGTCGCCCGAGGCGGACCGGCCCGAGCCGGACCGGGCGGCGCCATCGGCCGAACGACTGCGCCGCAAGCTGGAGGAGCGCCTGGAACGCCTGATCGAGGAAAGCGAAGCCGATCAGGGCAACGCCCGGCTGGAGGACCGCATGCTCAAGGTCTGCAAGGTCCTGGAGTTCCTGCGCGGTGAGGGGGACGACGTCGCCGCACAACTGGAGGCCATGGACGGGTTCTCCGACTTCTGCGTGCGGACGCTGTCCGAGGGGGAAATGACGCCGGTGCGCAAGGCCGTTCGGCTGTTCCTCGATGAGCTCAAGAGGAAGCATTCATGATGTGGTTCCAGACGGCTGTCTCGGCGGTGTCGGCTCTGTTCGGCGGTTTCGTCGGGGGCTGGCTCGTGGCATTCCGGTGGGGCCGGTGGCGCCAGCGCGTGGAGGATCACCTGGAGAGCATCGAGGCGCGGCTGCTCAAGGGCGACTCGCTCGTGGACAACGTGCCCGTTCTGGACGCGCGCGTCGACCTGATCCTGGACGAGCTGCGCGCCCTGAAGGCCGAGCTGCGCGAGGACCGACAACGTTTCGTCTCCCACGAGGAATGCAACAGGAGGCACCGGGATGCCCGCGCGTGAAGCAGTGGAAAAGCTGCTGGTCGACGTGCAACGCCGACGCCAGGAGGCGGAGGCGGAGGCCGGCCACGCCGCCGAAAGGCTGGCCCGGCTCGCAAGCGGTCTGACGCCCCTGGCCGAGATCGACGCCGAGGAGCTCCGCGCCGCGGCCGACACCTTCGGCGACGCCGTCCAGCGGCTCAAGGCACTGGACGGATTCGCCCGCAACCTGCGCGCCCTGCTGATGTGAGCCGCCGCCTGCAGTGACCAGCGGGCAGTGGGCAGCAACGGCAAAGACGTGAAACGAACAACGAGCAACGGCTCCTAACAGGGATGGACAGGATAGGCAGGATAGCGGCTCTAACGACCAACGAACGACGAGCACCGATTAACGAATAGCGATTAACGGACAACTGCGAGCAGGAGCAGGAGCACGAGCAAGTTGCCAGTTGCCAGTGGACAGCAACGGCAACGACGAGAAAAGAACAACGAGCAACGGCTCTTAACAGGGATTGACAGGATAGGCAGGATAGCGGCTCTAACGACCAACGAACAACGAGCACCGATTAACGGATAACGATTAACGGATAACGACGAGCAGGAGTAGGAGTAGGAGTAAGAGGGGTAGGTAAGTGAACTGGCAACCCCCAACTGATAACTGGCAACTGCCGTCCAGCACCTAGCACCTGAAACCTAGCACCTAACACCTTGTCCCTGGAGTCCGGCGTGAAGTGGTCCCGACAGCACGAGCAAATGCGCCTGAAGGTGCTCGAACGGATCGAGCACTGCGCCACGCCCTTCCGCGAGACCGGCGCCAGGGCCCGGGCCAGGCGCATGAAGCAGCCGTTCCTGGACTGGTGCAGGACGTACCTGCCGCACTACTTCCACGCGCCGTTCGCGGCGTTCCATCACCGGATGGCGGAAGCCGCCGGGGAGCCCGGCATGCCCACGTTCGTCTGCGCGTTTAGAGGAGCCGGCAAGAGCGTGCTGCTGACGCTGGCCAGGCCGCTGCACAGGGCCCTGAAGGACTGCATGCCCTACTTCCTCTACGGCAGCCAGGTGCAGAAGCTGGCAGCGCAGAACATGGACTACGTGCGGCTCGAACTGGACAACAATCCCCGCATCCGCGGCGACTACGGCGAGCTGGAAGTGACCGGCTCGCAGACGGAGTGGCGAGTGCGCGCCGCGCGGCAGGGGGGCGACACGAAATTCGAGGCGTTCGGCATCGGCATGAGCCCGCGCGGCCGCCGGCACGCCGAGCACCGTCCGGTCGAGTTCATCGGCGACGACCTGGAAGACGCCGAGCTGGCCCGCAATCCCGACCGCGAAAGGAACCTGTGGGACTGGCTGATGGACGAGGTCCTGCCCGCGATGGAGCCGGACCGGTTCGCCTTCACCGTGTTGGGCACCATGTTCGGGCCGCACTGCATCATGGAGCGCGCTCGGCGGCTGAGCGAGAGGAAGGACGCCTCCGGCCGGCCGCTCGCCCGCGTGTTCGTGCAGAAGGCCACCGAAGCCGGTCGCAGCGTCTGGCCCGAACGGCTGAGCGACGAGGCGCTCTCGCGCATCCGCGCCACCATCGGGCTCAGGAACTGGCTGCGCAACTACGCCCTTGAGCCCGAGGACCCCACCAAGCCCTTCCAGGCCAAATGGATGGGGACGTACGGCCCTGGCGAGGCTCCCGTGCGCAAGCTCGACGTGGTGGTGTTCCTCGACCCGGCCGTCAGCGAAAGGGGCTGCCCGCGCGCGCTCGTCGCCGTCGGCGCCGACCGGACCACGGGGGCCCGATACGTGCTGGAAGCATGGATCGAGCGCGGCACCGCGACGGAGATGGTCGGGAAGCTGTTCGAGTTCAACGCGCGGTTCCGCCCCCGCGTGATCGGCGTCGAATCCAACGGCGGGTATGCGCTGATCAAGCCCTTGCTGGGCATGTGGGAGGCCGAGCGGCGAGTGCGGTTGCCGGTGCGCTACGTCAACCACACCCGGCCGAAGGACCTGCGGATCGAGACGCTCTGCACGCAGTTCGAGAGCGGACTGTGGCGCTTCTCGCAGCACCCGAGCCCCGGCGTCAAGACGCTTCAGGAGCAGTTCCTCAGTTACCCGGACGGCTACGTGGACGGCCCCGACGCGGCGGCGGGATGCGACGAGCTGCTGCCGCAGGCATTCGGGGCGCCGCCGTCCGAAGGCAGCTACGTGTCCCTGCGGAAGCGCACGGACTTCAGCCAGGTGTGAGGACGAGGACGACGAGCAGCGAGCAACGAGCAACGAGCAACGATTAACGGTTAACGATTAACGACTAACGGCGAGCAAGAGCATGAGCACGAATGCGAGGGATCAAATGAGTGAGAGACCAGCCCAGCAGATGATGGCCGAGCCGTCGGCCGCAGGTTTCGGTGCCCGCACCGTCGTCGGCCACGTGGACATCGACACGCTGACGCCGCGGGCGATCAAGCGGATGCTGCTGGCCGCCGAGTCCGGCGACCTGGCGGCCCAGGCCGAACTGTTCGAGAGGATGGAGGAGAAGGACGGGGAGCTGGACGCCTACCTGCGCACGCGCAAGACCGGCGCGGCGCGGCTGCGGTTTGAGATCCAGCCCGCCGACGACTCCCCCGCCGCCGAGGAGGCGGCCGAGCTCTGCCGCAGCGTCATCGCCGACATCCCGGACCTCCCCCAGGCGATCTTCGACCTGCTCGACGCCATCCCGAAGGGGTTCAGCGTCCAGGAGATCGACTGGGAGACGGGCGCGAGCCGCTGGTATCCGCGCCGGCTCGTCTGGCGGCCGCAGCGCTGGTTCGCCCTCGCCGAGGACGGCCAGACGCTGCTCTTACGCGATGAAGCCGGGGAGGGAGTCGAACTCAATCCGCTCAACTTCATTATCCACCGGGTCAAGGCGCGCAGCGGCTTCGGCGCGCGCACCGGCCTGCTGCGCTCCTGCGTGCGGGCCTTCATCGTGCGGCATTTTGCGTGGAAGGACTGGATGGCGTTCGCGGAGGTCTACGGCGCGCCGCCGCGCATCGGCTGGCTGCGCGAGCAGGTTCCCTGGGATTCCGAGGAGGCGCGGGAGCTCTGGCAGGCCGTCCGCGCGCTCGGCATGGACGCCGCCGCCGTCGTGCGCGAGGGCAACCGGATCGAGGTGCTGGACACGCGGTCGGCGGGGGAGGGCGACATCTTCGAACGCATCCTGGACCGCGCCGGGCGGGAGATGACCCTCGCCGTCCTGGGCCAGTTGCTGACCACGGGCGGCGAGCAGGGCGGCTCCTACGCCCTGGGACACGTGCACAACCAGGTGCGCTGGGACCTGATCGAGGCCGACGCGCAGGCGCTCGCCGGCGCCCTGACGAACCAGGTCCTCCGCCCCATCGTGCACCTGAACCTCGGCGCCGACCGGCCCGTCCCCCGCTGGCACTTCGACGCGGAGAAGCCCGAGGACCTGGGCGAACTGGCCGCCACGGTGAGGACGCTCAACCAGGCCGGGCTCGCCATCCCGGCGCGCTGGGCCTACCGCAAGTTCGGCATCCCCCGGCCGGCCGAAGGGGAGCCGGTCCTGAGCCAGGTCAAGGAGGCATAGCGAGACATGAGCGCGGAGAACACGACGGGAATCGCCGCACGGGCCATCGAGATGCCGCCCCCCGCCGGGGCGGGCGCCGGCGTGCCGGAGTGGGCGATGATCGCTCGCACGGGTGCATGGCTCGGGCACCCCGCCCGGGCCGAGATCATCACTCCCGAGCACCTGCGCAGCGCGCTGGACTACTTCAACGCGCACTACGCCGCCCACGGCGCCGACCTGGTCGTCGACTACCACCACGCCAGCGCCCTGGCGCCCCGAACGGGCGGACGCGCGCCCGCCGCCGGCTGGATCACGGCGATGGAGCTGCGCGCCGAGGGCTGCGAGCTGTGGGGCCGAGTCCTCTGGACTGCTGAGGCCGCCGCCGCTGTCGCCCGCCGCCAGTACCGGTTCCTGAGCCCCTTGCTGCGCTTCAACGCGCCCAACCGCATCACCGGGGAGCCGGTGCCGATGATGCTGCACAGCGTGGCCCTGACCAACACGCCGTTCCTGACCGAACTGGAGAGTCTGAACGCGGCCGACGGCCGCGCCGGAAGCCCCGCTACGGACGGCGGGGCCCAAGCAGTGGTCCCAGAAGGAGGCGAGAGCATGTCTCTGCTGGACAGTCTTGCCGAGGCGCTCGGAAAGGAGCCCGAGCAGGTGGCCTCCGAGTTCGGGCTCGCGAGCGTCGAGGACGAATTCGTGGCACGTGCCCTGGAGGCCCGGGTGGCGGGGCCGGCGCCGCCGGTCAGCGCGGCCATCGCGAACGAGCTGGGCCTGCCAGCCGACGCGGACGAGACGCAGGTGCGGGCAGCGCTGATCGGGCTCAGGGCGCCCAGCGTGTGCCTCGACGCCCTGCGCACCAAGCTCGCGCTCGAACCGAACGCGCCCGAGGTCGAGATACTCAACGCGGTGGACGGCCTCCGGTAGTCGCAGCGCGACGCGGAGGCGGGCGGACTGGTCGATGCCGCAGTCGCGGCGGGCAAGGTCCCGCCGGCGCACCGCGACTTCTACCTGCGGGAGGCCCGGAACGACCTCGAAGCGACGCAGCGCGTGCTGAACGCCATGCCCGTGCTGATGCAGCCGCCGCCCGCGCCGCGAAGGGCGGCCGGGGGGCGCGGGTTGGACGAGGCCGAGGAGTCGGTCTGCCTCCAGCTCGGGCTCTCGGCGGAGGCGTTCCTGACGGCCGTGGACTGAAGAACCAGGCCGGCGCAGCCGGCATGAACCAACCCACTCAGGAGGTGGATGAATGGCAGCCTTAACTTCCGACAGGAACACGGAGTACAGCCTCGGGGACCTGCTTTCGATCCCCGTGGCAGCGGAGACGCGCATCTTCGCCGGCTCCCTGGTGTGCAGCAACGCCGACGGCTACGCCGTGCCGGCGGCCGACACGGCGGGCCTGGTCTTCGAGGGCGTCGCGACCGCCCAGGCCGATAATCGCAACGGCGCCGACGGCGATCTGAACGTCGTCGTGAAGCGCCGGGGCCGGTACCGCCTCGACTGCGCGTCCGCGCTGGACCAGTCGGCCCTCAGCGCCCAGGTCTACGCCGAGGACGACCGGACCGTGGCCGTCGCCGGCGACGTGGACAACGACGTGGCCGTCGGCGTCATCGACAAGGTAGAGGGCGCCGGCGACTGCTGGGTGTCCATCGACGCGGCCGTGTTGGCCGGCAAGAGCTGGAGCCCGGCGACAACCACGACCACGGCGGCCGCGTAACCCCATTCGAGCGCCCCGGCGGGCGCCGATCCGACCCGTAACGGAGGTCTGAAGCATGCAGATCACGCAGGGGAATCTTGAAGCCGTCTTCACCGGTCTCAAGGCGACTTTCGCCGAGGCCGTCCAGACGACGGAGAACGAGCGCATACTGCGCATGATGGAGGTCGTGCCGAGCACGAGCGGCACGGAGACGTATCCCGTGGCCACGCTGCTGGGCGACCTGGAAGAGGTGCTGGACGAGGTGACGATCACCAGCATCGGCGCCTTCGTGCAGAGCGTCCCGAACAGGACGTTCGCCCGCATCGTGCAGGTGCACCGCAATGACATCGCGGACGACAACATCGGCGTCTACAGGCCGGGCGTTCGGCAGCTCGGTCGGCGGGCCGCCCTCTATCCGCTGCGGCTCGCCGCGGAGGTGTTGCTGGCCGGATTCACCGACGAGTGGATCGACGGCACCACGGTCTTCAGCGCCGAGCACGAGTGGGTCGGCGGCGCCGCCTGGTCCAACCGGGGTGACGCCGCGCTGACGAGCGACAACTTCGAGACGGCCATGGCCGCTCTGGAGGCGCATGCAGGCCCCGACGGGGCGCGCCTCGGCCTCCAGGCAGACCTGCTCGTCTGCGGGCCGGCCAGCCGCGCCGCCGCCGAGGGCATCCTGGAGATCCAGTACGTCGAAGGCGGCGAGTCCAACCGCCTCTACAAGAAGTGCGACCTGCTGGTGCTCGGCCGGCTGGGCGACAGCCAGGCGTGGTTCGTCATGGACACCGACCCCGTCAAGCCGATGGTCCTTCAGGACCGCGAGGGGCCGGAGTTCACGGCGAAGGACGATCCCGGCGACGAGGACGCCTTCTACCGGGAGCGCTACGCCTACAAGGGCAGGCGCCGCTGTGCCGTGGCGCTGCTGGCACCGTGGCTCGTTCACGCGAGTAACGGGGGAGACTAACGGCCAAGGGCCGGGATGAAGGGGGCCGTCCTGAGCGCGTCGAAGGGCGGCCCAATCCCCCGCCTCCGCTTTGACTATCCGGACCAGTGGGAGCCGAAGATGGCCTACTGCACGAGCGACGACGTTCAGACCAGGATCGGCGAGGAAGACCTGGCGGCGCTGGCCGACTACGACGGCGACGGCGAGGCGGACGAAGCCGTCGTCGAGCAAGCGATCCGCAGCGCCGAGGCGCTGATCGACAGCTACCTGGCCGTCCGGTTCAGCGTGCCCGTCGTCAAGCCGGACGAGGAGTGTCCCGACGCGCTCAAGACGCGGGCCGTCAACCTGGCCGTCTACTTCCTGCGGCTCGGCCGGGACAGCGTGACCGACGACGTGCGCGCCCAGTACGAGGACGACGTCGCCTGGCTGCAACAAGTGGTGGGCGGGGCCGTCTCCCTGGGCTTCGAGCCGACGCCCAACGAGAGCGCGGCGGCGCCCCGGGTGCATTACGAGACCCAGCCCAGGATCTTCGGCCGGGACGAGCCGCTCTAGGGCGAAGGCGGTCAAGCGTTACCCGTTAATGGTTAATGGTTAATGGTTAATCGGGAATGGGACATGTGCGCGCAATCCTCAGCGGTTCGCCACGCACCAGAAGCTGTTCTCATCTTCGGGCATTCCTCGATTAACGATTGACGTTTCCCCATTAACGATTCTCCGAGGATGCGATGAGCAACTTCCTGACAGACGGCCGCCTGGGCCTGATCGCCGCGCTGCAGGCCGACGCCGAGATAGACGGGCGGATCAAGACGTGGTTCGACTTCGGGCCGGGACTCAAGCGCCGTCACGACGTCGAACCGGCCTTTTGTCCCGCGCTCAGCGTGGCACCGGCCGAGGGCTCGGAGCTTCACGTGGCGAACGTGGAGAGGGAGGTCCCGCAGGTCCTGCGCGTTGA